TCAGTCGTGCAGGTGTTCGGCGGCGTGCAGGGTATTTTCCAGCAGGCAGGCGCGGGTCATCGGCCCGACGCCGCCCGGCACCGGGGTGATCCAGCTGGCGCGTTGCGCTGCCACTTCGTATTCCACGTCGCCGACCAGTCGGCCGTCGGCCTGGCGGTTGATGCCGACGTCGATGACGATGGCGCCTTCCTTGATCCACTCGCCCTTGACCAGTCCCGGCTTGCCGGCAGCGACCACCACCAGGTCGGCGCGCGACACATGGTCGGCCAGGTCGCGGGTGAAGCGGTGGGTCACTGTGACGGTGCAGCCACCCAGCAGCAACTCCAGAGCCATGGGTCGGCCGACGATGTTCGAGGCGCCGACCACGACCGCATCCATGCCGTACAGGTCGGCGCCGGTGCTGGCGAGCAGGGTCATGATGCCTTTCGGGGTGCAGGGGCGCAGGAGGGGCATGCGCTGGGCCAGGCGGCCGATGTTGTAGGGATGGAAACCGTCCACGTCCTTGTCCGGGTGGATACGCTCCAGCAGCAGGGAGGCGTCCAGGTGGGCGGGCAGGGGTAGCTGGACCAGGATGCCGTCGATGGCGGTGTCGTCGTTCAGGCGGTCGATCAGGGCCAGCAGGTCGTCCTGGCTGGTTTCGGCGGGAAGATCGTAGGCCTGGGAGAGAAAGCCGACTTCCTCGCAGTCCTTGCGCTTGTGCGCCACATAGACCTGAGAGGCCGGATCGGTGCCGACCAGGATCACCGCCAGGCCGGGAACGCGCAGGCCTTGCTGGCGGCGCTCGGTCACGCGTTGGGCTATCTGCTGGCGAAGGTTGGCGGCGATCGCTTTGCCGTCGATCAGTTGTGCGGTCATGTCGGAAGGGTAACCATCGAATCGGGTGGAAAAAGGACGCGCATTTTCGCATGGACGCCGCCCGGGGCAAAGGAGGCGACCCGTGGATTTGCCGTAACTCCTTTATATAGCTGAATTTTTTTAAAAAACCCGTTGACGGCCTTTCGCCCCCTGTATAACATGCGCCCCGCTTGCCGAGCACAGCCGGACGCAGGGTAAGAGGTAAAGCAAGTCGGTTGCTGACTTTGTGATTGCCAGAGCTTAAAGTTTGCGCTCAGCATTGAATGCAGATGAATAAAGCGCCCGTAGCTCAGCTGGATAGAGCATCCGCCTTCTAAGCGGATGGTCGCAGGTTCGAGTCCTGCCGGGTGCGCCATTCGGCGAATCGGCAAGAAGCAGGCGATGTTTTACCGCAAGTCGTAATATGGTGGGCGTAGCTCAGTTGGTAGAGCACAGGATTGTGGCTCCTGGTGTCGTGGGTTCGATTCCCATCGTCCACCCCATATTCCGAAGCGCCAGGCCCGGGGCCTGGCGTTTTCATTTCCAAGCAGTGTCCCGCGGACGTGGTGGAATTGGTAGACACACTGGATTTAGGTTCCAGCGCCGCAAGGCGTGAGAGTTCGAGTCTCTCCGTCCGCACCATACTTCTCTTTCGCTATCCTTCGCGACCCTTCGCAAGCGCAGTAACTCCGGGGCTTGCAGCCGATTAGCCTCTTCCGTTGGCTTCCGCCACAATTCGCCACCAGCCGCGTTTTTTTAGTACATTCCTTAGTACATCTGAATTTGGTTTTTCCGGGAATGTACTATGCCGCTCACGGATACTGCTGTCCGCCAGGCAAAAGCAGAAGCTAAAGACTACACCCTCGCCGACATTGACGGCCTCTCTCTCTTCGTTTCTCACAAGGGCACCAAAAGCTGGCACTTCCGCTTTTCGTTGAATGGCCAGCAGAAGCGAGTGTCGCTTGGGACGTATCCCGAGTTGAGCCTGCGTGATGCCCGGCAGCGCCGTGACGAGGCGCGTTCGTTGGTGGCCCAAGGTATCGATCCGCGGGGGCAGCATCGAGCGGACCGGAAGACGGTCAGCGTCGAGGAGACGTTTCGACACGTGGCTGAACAGTGGCTGGAGTTGAAACAGGGGCGCTGGGCGGACGATAGCCGGAAAGGCAGCGCAAACCAGGCGCGCAGAGTACTGGACAATGACCTATACCCGGCCCTGGCGAACATGAAGTTTCGCGAAATTCACCGTCGTGACCTGGCTGCGGTTGTCGGAGCCATCGAGCGCCGGGGAGCGCTGCACGTCGCGGAGAAGGCGCGGAGTTGGTTACGCCAGATCTTCCGCGTTGGGATCGCGGCAGGATTACGAGAGGACAACCCTGCCTCGGACCTGGACATTCTGGCGAAAGAACAGCCGCCGACTGAGCACAATCCGATTCTTGCGCATGATGGCGAAGAGCTTCCAGCCCTTCTTGTGAGACTGCGGTCTTACCAAGGGTCCGAGATCACAAGGATCGCCGTTCGTCTGATGCTTCTGACCGCGGTACGTACGATCGAGCTTCGAAAGGCTGCGCCGGCAGACTTCGATCTAGAAAAGGGGATATGGACTGTCCCGCCCGGAAGGGTGAAGCAACTGCGCGGCAAGGTGCGCAAGGACGGGGAAGAGGTGCCGCCGTATATCGTGCCGCTGTCGCGGCAAGCGATTGAGGAGGTCAGGGGGTTGCTGCAGAAGACGGGCAAATACCCGTTCGCGTTTGCTGGTCGAAATGACCCAACGAAGATGATGAGCGAGAACACCATCAACCAGGCGATCAAGCGCCTTGGGTTCGATGGGCTGCTGACTGGTCATGGGTTGCGAGGGACTTTCTCCACTGCGCTGCATGAAATGGGCTACGACACGACGTTGATCGAGGGCCAGCTTTCCCATGCCGATCCCAACAAGACGCGGGCGGCATACAACCATGCCGCGCACGTTGAGCGTCGAAGGGCGATGATGCAAGACTGGGCTGATTATCTTGATCGGTTGGAGCAGGCTGCCCCGGAGTGATCACTCCGGGGCTCCCGCTTCGTTTGCCGGCGCCGGTGGCGTCCAGGTTCCGTTGCAGTACTGGTCGATTTCAACCTCTGCCCAGCGAGTGGCGCGGCCAAACTTGCGCCCCTTGGGGAAGTCTCCTTTCTTCATATGGTCGTAGATGAACGTGGTGCCCATTCCCGTTCTCATCTTGACCATATTCAAGTCGATGAAGCGGGGGATGTCTTGGTGCTGCTGGGTGTTGCGCATTGAAGTACCTCCCGGGTCTGTTGATACGTACCGGGTGAAAGTTGGGTGTTGAGTTAACGGTTAGTCAGTACCGGGCCGGCTGGAAATGGCGTTCCCGGCAGGATGCCGAGGGCGTCGGTGGCGCGCTGGACGATGTTGAGCGCCACCTGCAGCGCCGCCACGTCGTCTTGCATGCGCATGAGCGCGGTCATCTTGGGCCGGTGCTCGGCACATACTCTGTCGCGAAGCTGACCGGCGGCGCGGCGAACAGCGTCGGCCGTACCGTGGTGCTGGAGCACCAGGGCCATGACCAGTACCACGTCGACGCTGTGCATCTGCATCGTTGTGGTCCGCAGGAGCCAGCGGGGAAGTGCGATGCCTGGTTTCTGCTTCATCCGAAGCACCCCGTCTGCCAGGCCGCCAGCGTGCGAACGATCGGGAATATCTCCACCAGTCCCAGTTTTAGTTCAGACATTGTCGCTCTCCTTTCCCGTCTCGATCAGCGCTCTGCATACCGGGCAGTCCGGATCGCGCGCTTCGTGCCCCTCAATGTCATCAGGGCACAGTCCGTTGTTCAGGTGCTTGACCTCTCCTGACGCGGCCTTTCGCAGCGTGTCGAGCGCTGATTCGCTGACCGTCAGGCCGTTGGGGCGGGGAGCGGCTTCAATCGCAGCAGCCCACAGCCATTCAAACTGTGCGCCGTGATGACAGCCACCGGCATAGGCCTTGTCGTCCTCCTTGTTGATGGCAATGAACATCTCCCGCGTTGGCTCAACCGGAACAAGCGCGTACCCATCCGGCACAACAGCCACCCTTGCGCGCAGTGCTGCGACTTCCTCCATTAGCGCCTGGGCCTCGGCTTCGAGCTTGGCGTAGTCGGCATATCTGGCGTACTGGCCATGCTCTGACGCATACGGAACAACGCTCTCGAACTGGTCAACGGTGAAATTCAAGCGCTTCACCTTACTCATGACCTACCTCCTTGCCGGGCGCGGCGCGGTCCAGGCGCTCGATCTCGGCCAGGATCAGTGCACCGGCCTTGATCAGATCGCGGCGCGCGCTGGTCGGCTTCCACCACTGCTGGTCCCACGGCCATGCCAGCGACACCAACAGGGCTGCGGTTCCATCATTCGGAGCGCTGGAGCCGGCCAGGGCGTAGCAGGCGGCGGCGCGGGCAATCTGGCCGTGGCTGTGCTCGTCGTCGTGCTCCGGCGTCCATCCCTCGGCGGTGATCTGCCGGCGGCGCTCTGCCTGCACGTCGAGCCATGCCTGCGGCATCTGCCCAGCCTGGGCGGCTGGGGTGGAGATTTTCGCCTCAGCGACCAGCTCGTAACGGCCCCCACACTCTGGGCAAGCTGCCGCCATGCAGTTCTCGCCCGCGCAACCTGGGCACTTGTCCTCATCGGGTTCCGGTCCAGTCCATCGGCAATCGTGGCAAGCGGCGTAGTCGGCGGCGTCGTTGATACCGATGTGCCGGCAGTTCACGCACTGGCGAGCTTCGGCATAGCCCGCGCTGTGCTGAGCCTGGGCGGCTTCATACAAACCCGCCAACTTCGCATGCGCCTCGTTTATGCCGGCGATGGTGCGTTCTTGCTGTTCGACCCTGGCCAGGGCGGCGTCGCGCTCTTGCGTTAGCCGTTCAATCTTCTGCCAGACGCTCTGCCCGAGTAGTTTGATCGCCCCGTCACGCTCAGCCCGCAGCGCCCCGACGATGCGCTCATGCTGGGCGACGGTCATCAGCGGTTCGCGCAGACCGAGCGTTCCTGCATCATCGCTATAGAACCAGCCCGGAAGCGGCTCTCCCTCGGCATTGGTGCAGTGGTAGCGGAATGCAACAACCTCCGGCCGCTCCGCCTCGGCCTGCTCAGGCCTGAGTGCTTCATCGGGAGCTTCGTTGAACGCTTCCGCATGCGGGGCGAGGTTGAGTGGGTCGAGTTGCTCGCGAAACGCCTGGAGCCGCTCGATACGCTCCGCCTCTTTCTCCGGAGTGGACTCGAACTCGTACAGCCGCTGGGCGGCTTCGACTACCAGCCGAGACGACACGCCGGCGCTGAAGCGGACGCCACCGACCTTGGCTGGCTGTTCCAGCTTGGGCCAGTGGTTGAATGCTCGGCGGGCGAGGGCAATGTCGCAGACCGCAGCCGGAACAGGCTGGCCGTCCTCGCCTTCGAGTTCGTTGGCCAGCCACTCTTCGAAGCTGGCTTCCGATCGAGCCGGCGCCTGGTCCTTGATCAGGGCCAGCAGGCTCTCGGCTGAGGAGTGAACGTCGTCGAGTTCCGTCGACCAGCGGCGCGGGGTGTTGTCGTGGATGTTGTCCAGGGCTTCGACGATGCCGCGCAGGCGGGCGGCGCACTGCTCGATCAGTTGGTGTTGGGTAGAGGACATGGTGGTGTCTCCGGTTGCTCCGGTGCCGGCGGCCGGCAGCGGAAGCATTTGCACAGGCCTATCCGTTGGCCCGTGGTGCGGCAGATGGTGGGGCGGTTCATTGCGGTGCTCAGGTAAGTTCGAACGGCGGTTGCTGGTGAATCGGGGTTGGATGGCTGGTGCGCGGAACCTTGACGCCGTGATCGGCGAGGAAGCGCTGGGCGAGTTGGCGCAGTTGGTTCTCGCCAAGGTCGCGGCGTTCTACCAGGTGCTCGCCTGGGTTGCGCACGCCCTCGATCTGCTCGAGCTTGACCCCCAGAACGTCGGAGACGATCGGGTCGCTGCCCTCGTTGGAGATCAGGAAGAACGCTTGCACAGGCTCGCGCTGGCCGTCGCGGTGTATCCGGCCGATGCATTGCTCATGCACGCCCGGCGACCAGTCGAGTTCGCCGAACACCACCGTGCTGCAGGCGTGTTGCAGGCCATCGATGCCTGCGCCGGCGCGTAGGCTGATCAGCATCAGGCGGCTGTCGCCGGCGACAAATGCGTCCTTCGCGGCCTGTTTCTCCTTTGGCGACTCGGTGCCGGTGTACATGACGGGGTTGTAGTCGGCCAACTTCTCCCGCCAGATGCTGTAGACCTCACGGTGCCAGCCGAACAGGAGCACCTGCTGTCCGCTTTCCAGTAGCAGGCGGACGAACTCCGCGACGTATGGCGCCTTCGCGACGCCAGTGGCTTGGCGCACCAACTGGTCGAACTCGCCGGCCGCACGCATCTTCTCGCCGCGGTAGGCCTCGTTGTGAGCCAGGATGGTCTTGGCCAGTGCTACCGCGTCGCCGGTGATCCGCTCCAGGGCCGCGCCGTCCGACTCGATCTCGTGCGGGATCTTCGAGAGCGCCGGAAGTTCTCGGCCGACCTCGGCCCGGGTGCGCCGGAGCATGATTCCCTCCCGACGCAGGTAGGCGCCGAACTGCTCGGCGTCCTTCAGGCGTGGTTTTTCGCCAACGCTGCCGCCCACGCACCACTCGCGCAGGAACTCGTCGTAGCTGCCCAGGCAGTCCGGGATCAGTGGGTTGACGACGTGGTAGAACTCGGAGCCGTAGTTGTAGATGGGCGTCGCGGTCAGGCCCATCCGCAGGCGTGCCTGCCCGGCCAAGTACTCGCAGGCCTGGTAGATATTGCTGCTTGGGTTCCTGAGCTGCTGGCATTCCTCGAAGACCACGTATTGCACGATCTCGCCCAGGACATCGGCCCAGCCCCTGAGCTTGTGATAGCTGACAAGAATCACGTCGGGCAGCGTGTCCCAGAGGTCCGGGATGCGCTGGCGTGGCTGGCGGACCAGCGGGTAGGGTTGGCCCTTGCGGATGTGATGCACGCGCAGGTTCGGAGCGAACTCGGCGAGCTTTTCCGGCCAGTGGTTCGGGAGGGCGGCAGGGTAGACAACGACCGCCGGCAGGTTGCCGGGTTCCGCCATCGGGCATATCCCAGTGATGGTCTTGCCCAAGCCCAAGTCGTCCGCCAGCAGCAGGCCGCCGCGGATCGTGACCTGGGCGCCCGCGAAGCGCTGGTACTCGCGCGGCGGCTTGGCCAGTTTGAATGCCGGCAGCGGCATCCGCCCAGCGACCAGTTCGGCCAGGTTCTGCTCCATCTGATGGTGCTGCTGCGCCAACTGCTTGAGCGATTCCTGTGCGTCCGTGTCGATCTCCATTGGGTAGCGCTGTAGGAACCACAGCAGTTCCCGGCTGTTTTCGGGGCTGCCGAGCAGGTCGATATGCTCACCCGGAGCCTGCGGCACACGCGGAAATACTCGCTTCAACCTGGCGCGCACCTGTGGTTCGCATGTGATCCGCCAGTACCGGCCGTTGTAGACGATCCGGCCGTAGGTGGTTGATGTCATAGCGTTTGCCTTCTCAGCCTGACAATGTGGAAGGGCTTGCCCGCCAACTCCGGCCGCTTGGCCATGGCGGTATCGGCCCAGCGTTGAGTGCTGGCGAGCAGCACAGCGTGGACCCGCGGAAGGGCCAGGTAGCGCTGGCACTGCCGAAGTGCGGCGGCGAGGGAGCCGTCTACTTTCACCTCGATGACGATCCCCTCCAGCCAGAAGTCCGCGCGGTTACGTGCGTCGAGCGCCACCTCGCGCTCATGCTCGAAGCCGGCGCCGGTCAGGACGGTGGAGAGAGCCTGGTGAAGCTGTACCTCGCTGCCGTATCGGTAGTGGTACCCGCCCACCAGGGACGCCAGGCGGGACAGGTGCATGTGGTACTCGGCGCTCATCGTGCATCCTCCGCTGGACCGGTGATGTGCTCCGCGTGCAGAGCGCGCATTCCGAGGTTGGTGGCCACGGTGAACTCCAGCCTGGCGCCCTTCGAGTCCATCCAGCCCGGCAGCAGGGCGATTGCCTGGCAGGTGAGCAGCTTCTGCAGGTCGAGCCGCAGGTAGTCGGCCCACTCGAAGCCCGGAATCTCGCCGTGCTCGGCGGGGTTCTCGACCTGGTACCCGAGGCTGCGCAGGCGCGCGGCTTCGGCGTGGAAGGCGGGGAAGTTGTGTTCCGGCAGGCCGGTCATAGGCCCGGCGAGGTAGATGCGCTGGATCACGGCAGCAGCCCCTCCCCAATCTGGCGGGCATGCTTGAGGCTGCCGGCCCTGATGCGCGTCCAGTTCTTTCCCCAGTCCTCCGTCAGGCCGCCCTGGTCGCGGAAGAAGGGACCGTGCTTCACGAACACGGCGCCGCCGGCGTTGCGCATGACGAAGTAGGTGTTGTCGTCGATCGGGTCGTCCGCGCGGTCGTGCTCGATCGCCTTGTCGGCCGGCGCCGTGCGCCAGTCCGGCCAGGTGCGCGCCTCGTTCTTCGTCTGCTTGGCGACCAGGGCGTCGATTATCTGCGCCGGAGTGGCGCCGGTGCGCCAGGCGCCGTCCAGAGCGAGAATCACAACGTCGATCCACTCGGCCAGGTCGCCGGGGGCTTCCTCGATCTCGCGCAACTCCTTACGGATGTGGTCGACGACGCCAGCGGCACGCGACCCAGGCCCGAACGTGCGTTCGCTGAACCGGCGCTGGCGCTCCAGGTGCAGGTCGAGACGGAACACGTCCAGCCGCCCGCGGGCGCGGCCAAGCGCGTAGGCCTCATCCTTGAACATCAGGAGGTGATCGCTGGTGCGTCCGGTCAGGACGTCCAGATAGCGGCTGTGGAGCGCTTCAATGGCAAGGTGATCGTCGGGGTGGTTCTGGTTCGTCGTCATGGCTGCACCTGCTGCTGTGAGCGGTTCCAGGGGTGCCGGCGCCCGGGCTTGGGCTGCTGGCGCGGGGTGGTGAGGGCGTCGCGCAGGCTCATGCCGGCGGCGACGCGGCGGCGGACGGTCGTTGCGTGGACCGGGCTCTGGAAGTGCTCCACCAGCTCGGCGATGGTCCCGGTCACGCCGTCGACGGTTAATCGTCGGCTCTCGCTCCAGCGTTCGTGCGCGCGCTCCAGCGCTGCGGCCTGCGCCGGCGTGCAGCGTCCGCGCTTCTGCTCGTTCGCACGCTGGTGGTCGGCTGAGCATCCGCGTGCTGGCCAGGTGATCTCCGGCATCAGGGTCAGCAGCTCCCGGAACTTCCAGGGGCCCAGGCCGAGCGCGTGCATGGTGGCGCGCCGGGAAAGCCCGCGCGCGGCCGAGTCACGGATGAACTGTTCGGTGTTCACGGTTGCGCCTCCTGTTGCGCGACGCTCAGCGCCACCGCGACTGGGCGCACCCAGATCGGCGTATTGCTGAGCATGAAGGTTTCGCCCTGCTCGGCCAGCAGCAGGGTGGTGCCCATCACGCCGGCGATGGCCTCGGCCGCGGCCGGCGGTACGGCGTTGCCGATGCGCTCGCGCCAGTCGCTGTCGCTCAGGCCGTCGAGGATCAACTGTTCTTCCGGGTCCACCAGGCTCTGCAGCGCGGCCAGCTCCAGGGTGGTGAAGGGCCGGTGCCAGGTGCCGTCCAGCGACTGGATGATGCAGGTGAGCCGGTCGTTCGCCGCCGGCATGCGCGGGTCGGCGACGCTCCAGCGGCCGTTGTCGTAGCGGGCGCTGGCGGAGACGGCTCCGGACACCTGGTCCCAGCCCATCACGCCGTAGTGGCCACCGCCTACCCAGGCATCGCCAGGCTGCCGGTCGAATGCTCGAGGATCAGCGATCGACAGCGCGCCGCTGGCCACCTGCTGGGAGCCGGTGACCGTGCCGGTAGCGCTTCCCCACTCGCCGACGTGCAATTTGCGGCTACTCGCCCCCGGGTGCCAGTTGTGGTACCTGGGATCGGCAACAGCCTGGCCGCCGGAGCTGGGTGAGTGCCCGCCAGTGACAGTTCCGGCGTGGCTGCCCATGCTGACGACGCGGAACACGTTGTTGTGCCGGACGCCGCCCGGGCGCGGGTCCGCTACCGAGAACGCCCCGTTTGTGGGCCCGCTACGACCGGCGATGGTGCCCATGCTGTCGTTCCAGCCGTGGACGCCCATGTAGCCGGCCTGATACTCCGGCACGATGATCAGATCGCGCAGGTAGCCGTCCTCGACGGCCAGGTCGTTCAGGCTGCGCCAGTCGCTGCCGGCTCGCACCAGAGCGAGGCGCACCCAGGTCTTCCACTGCAAGGACGGTACGCGGTGCATCGGGCCGGCGGCCTCGATATCTCCGGGCAGCGGCATGCGGCCGAGGATGTCGCCGACGGCGCGGAGCGACTTCTTCTCTGGCTCGTACAGGAAGGGCGGCACTTTCTCGACGTGCCGCGCGACCAGCAGGAACCTTTTCCGGGACTGAGCCAGGCCGCCCAGTTCGCCGCAGTCGTGAGTAGTTTCCGCCACGGCGTAGCCGAAGCCACCGAGCAGGCTGTTGATCTGGTCCAGCAGGTGCCGGCCGCGGCTGGCCAGGCGCGGGACGTTCTCGAAGACGATCAGCGGCACCGGGTCATCAGCCCATGCCTCGCCCATCAGCCAGATGCAGCGCAGCGTCAACTC